ATGCTCAACGATCGTCTTTCCGCGGCCCGCAAGGTCGCGCAAACCCTGATTCCTGCGGAACGCAACCTGGACGCTTCCTTGCGCAGCAATGCGGCGCTGACCCTGGCCATGCTGGAGGCGCGCGAACAAGCCCGGTTGCCGCTGGCGGTTGCCAGCGACGCGCTGCGCCACAATGCGGAGGCGAACGTGGCGCTGGCCCAGGCCTGGTCGAGCATCGCGCTCGTGCATGGCGCGCTTCGCACCGCGCAGCACGATATCGGGCTCGATGGTGTGAAGGCCTGGTTCGGGGACCAGACGCCCTGCGAGGAGGGGTCGATCGGATCCGCCACCGTCGTATCGATCGGGGCGGCGGCCTGATCCGCTGTTGACGAGAGGGTCGCTAGGATGCTCCGCTCCGGCCATGCTGCGCGTGATCCTGTACGAGATGATCCTCCTCGTTTGTTGTGCCTATGCTCTGGCGCGGGGCGGCGCGCCGGAGCGGATAGCGGCGGGGATGATGCTGGCGGCGTCGCTCGCCAGCGTCGCGTCCTATTCCCATCCCTTCGGCGCCTCCTATCTGAAGGTGCAGGTCTGGGTGTTCGTGATCGACATGCTGCTGTTGCTGGGGCTGTTCGTCCTGGCCATCGCCTCGACGCGCTTCTGGCCGCTCTGGCTCGCCGGGTTGCAGCTGCTGGCGGTTTTCGCCCACCTCATCAGGGCGATGGACGAGACGATATTGCCCAGGGGATATCAGTTCCTGATCTCGTTCGAGGCCTATCCGATGCTCCTGCTCGTAGCGTTCGGCGCCTGGCGCCACCGCAAGCGGCTTCGTCTCTACGGTGCCGACAGATCCTGGAGGGATTCCTCGGGCCTTTAGCGGGGGAGGAGGCCGCCGGCCTGTCGGCGCGGCTGGTCGACGAATTCGGGTCGCTGCCGGGTGTGCTGGCGGCGAGCAGCGCGGCGCGGCGGCGCGTGCTGCGCGACCGTCCGGAACTGGAGTCCCTGATCGCTGGGCTCGACGCCGTGCTGATCCATGTCGCGACGCTCCGCTTCGCGCGCGGGCCGGTGGTCGACAGCTGGCCGGCGCTGCTCGACTATCTTCGGCTCGCCCATGGGTTCAGCGCGGTGGAGATCGCCCGCGTGCTGCACCTCGACGGCCGGGGGCGGCTGATCCTCGACGAGGAGATCTCGCGCGGGACGATCGACGAGGCGACCATCCATGTGCGGGAGGTGGTCCGCCGTGCGGTGGAGCTTCATTCCGTATCGATCGTGCTGGTCCACAATCATCCGAGCGGCGATCCGACACCGAGCCGCGCCGATATCGACCTCACCCGTCGTATCGCGCGCGCGGCCCATCCCCTGGGCATCGCCGTGCAGGACCATCTGATCATGTCCAGCGGCGGCCATGCGAGCATGCGGGAACTGGGGCTGCTGTAGAGCGACAGGCGCCAGCCGGGCGGCTTGCGTCCGGGCCGCTAGACGCTGGTCTCCGCGGGCGTGAGCGCTATCGAACGGCGGCTTCTCAACACATAATCCAGGGTCGGCTTCTCGACGGCGCGGTACCAGAGCACGGCCGCGATCACCGCCAGGGCGATGCCCAGGATGAACGCCGGCCACACCGCCGCCATCGGCGCATGGACCCGGGACAGCACCACGCCGATCACGCCGAAGACGATCGGGTGGGACAGATAGAGCGCGTAGGACGCATCGCCTACCAGGATCAGCGGGGCGATGCCCCGATGCGCGGCATAGGCGGGGCGCCTGAACTCGAATGCCAGCCCGGCGGCCAAAAGGGCGAAGCCCGCGGCGCCGAAGCCGATGACGCGCACCAGGCCGGTGGCGCCGCTCGGCGTGGTCGACACATGCGGGCCGCCGTTCATCGCGGCGACCAGGATCGCTGTCGCGGCGAACAGCCCCACGCCGATGGCGAGACAGGAGCGCCAGTCCCACCGGCGCACCCGGTCCCGATATTTGAACAGCAGGACGCCGCAGAGGAATTCGACCTGATAGAGCGAGGCGATGTGGAAATCCCAGACATCCCGGCCCCAGGCGGCGGGCGCGAGCACATGCAGGACCACCCCGGCGACCGCTGCCGCGCCCAGCACCGCCGGCAGCCAGTGGAGCCGCTTCACCGCGAGCAGCGACGCGACGAAGCCGTAGAAGATGAATTCATGTTCCAGCGTCCAGCCGGGGGCGAGCGGCGGCAGTCCGGCTTGCGGCAGGACGAGAAGCGACCGGAACAGGTCCGGCGCCGACGGAAAGGCATGGCCGCCGATGCGATTGAGCAGGATCCAGATGATCGTGAAGGCCCAGTAGAAGGGCAGGATCCGAATGGCGCGCCGCCACAGGAAGTTCGACGCGGTCACGGTGCGGGAACTGGCGACCACGCCGATGATGAAGCCGCTGATCACGAAGAAGATGTCCACGCCCGAATAGCCGAAGCTGACCCATTCGGGCAGGCCGAGCCCCTGGGGGGCGATATTGTTGGTGATGTTGACGGAGTGGCCGAGGACCACCGCCATCGCCGCGAAAGCCCGGCCAATCTGCAGGAAATTGTACCGCTGGCTCACTCGTCACCCCGCGTCCGCGTCGGTGGGCCATATCACATCCGGGCATGCCCGCAATGACCGCGGGGACGCGGCGGGCCTGTTTCACTGTGGTCCGCCGATGCCGGTGGGCGGTGCGCCGGTCACAAGATGCCGAGCAGCTTCGGCCGCGCCTTTCGCACGGCGGCGGCATCCCGCGCCTCGCACCGGCTGACGATCCCGATCGCGCCGTACCGGTCGTTCGCCACCTCGAGCTGGCCGGTCTGCTCGATAAAACCCGATTGCCATGGCCGGGCATCGTCATGCCCGTCCGGCAGCTTGGCGCTGTCGGGCAGCGCCGCGGGCGGCACGCCGTCCAGCCAGCTACTCGGCAACAGGGCCGAGCAGGGCGACGCATTTGCCTGAATGACGGTATGAGCGCAGCCTGCAAGCAGCGCGATCGGCAGCATCGTTGCTGTCGCCGCCAGGCGCCTGATCGATCTCATCCATTCCCTCCTTGACGGCCGTGTGGACCGCGCTTTCCTGTGACATGCTGTTGCCGATGGTCCGGACGGCGTCCGATCCGCTCTCGATCGCCGCGCCGCGCTGCCTCACGACCAGGCCGGTCTCGACTGCCGCGGATCGCGCCCGCCGCCATTGCTGCCAGCCGAACAGGACAAGGGTTATGGCGAGGGGGGCGAGGATCGTTCCAGCGACGATCGTTCGACGATCCGCTGTCATTGGTCCGTCTCCTTCCTGCCGGCAGCCGCGGCGGCCCCCGCCGCTGCGCCGGCCCTTGCGATCTGCTCGGCCTGCGCGTCGGAGATTTCGAAGCTGTTGCCGAACATGCTGCCCCTGATGCTGCGCTTGACCAGCAGAGCGGCGATGCCGGTCTGCACCACCGCCACCAGCAGCAATGCGCCGAGGCCCAGATAAAAGGCATATTGGGCGTGGCGCTGGACCAGCACGAGCGCATAGACGGCAATGCCGGTGTTGGAGACGCCGCTGCCGGCGAGCAGGAGCAGCGCGGCGCCGCGCCTGGCCTCCGGATCGCGCAGCGCCTTCAGTGCACGCCAGGGGGCGCCGCGTACCAACCCCATCTCACGGCGAAAGGTCATCGGGCGATCTCCATCATATCCTACCCCTGAGCAGCGCCCAGAGCGTCACCGCCGCCGTCGCCAGCCAGCCGATCATCGGCGACCTGATCAGCCAGCCGCCGAAGCTCATCGCACCGTCGCGCTTGTTCTTGTCGGCCTCGAGCGCCGCCATGCGGTCTTCCAGTTCCTTGACCCGGCCGGGCAGTCCGGCCGCGCCGACGACGCGTTCCGTCAGGCTGTCCATCTTCGCCGACAGGGTGTTCACGTTGTGAATGAGCTCGCGCATCTGGCCTTTCATCTCGCCGAGCATCATTCCGGTCGTGTCGAGGGGTTCGATCATGCGGGTTTACCCTCGATCGCTGCGGCATCGTTGATGCCGAGCCAGACAATGAGGAAGTCTAGTCTAGCGTTCCTGCGGTGCCCGATGCAGGAAGGCCCGACGCGAAATTGAACCAGCCACCTCCATCGGCAGTAGCTTCGTTAAACGCGAGTACGCCGTTGCAGTATACAGCAAGATAATCGCCGGCGTTCACGGAAAATGTGCCGTAGTCGGCGGCCGTCAGCGTCTTCAATCCGGCCGACCCGATGGTCACGACAGAACTAAGCCCCACCCGCGTCAAAGTGGACCCAGATTTTACGTATCGCGCAAGCTGCAAAGTGCCACCCGCGTGCGCATATATAATAAACTGGCTCAGTCGGCCGGATGCGCCGACGGGGTCGTTCCAAGCGTAGCTGTTGTTGGAGGCGGCAGTACCGTCGACCGGATTTATAAAGCGTCCGATCGTTTGCGTGCCGGCGACATCAAACAAGCTCATCATCGACGCGACAGCGCCATCATGCGCTGTTCGGCAGCGGTTTTCAGCACCTCAGTTTGATCTCGAAGCGACTGCGCCTGTGCCGATGCGGCCGCAAAAATCCCCAGAGGCCCCGACCAACTGCCGGCCCCGGTTGCGCCGTTCTTCTTGTACAGGTCGTTGTTGCCCGCCGTCGGGTCGCCGACCACCAGCGCATAGAGTCCGTCGCCTGGCGCGAGGTCGGCCGCCAGCGCTACCCGTGTCGCATAGATCCGGGTTTCGATCAGCGCGGCGACGGTCCCCGCCGCAATTGCAGATCGGACATCGGCGAACTCTTCCGCAAAATCGGCAACCGCTGTGCGATCCTCCGAGGTCGCGGCCCGGTCCGCCCCTGTCTGGCTTGCTGCCGTCTCCGCCCGCGCGACGTCCGACGCGATCGCTACGGCATCGTTGGCGACGCCGCGCATCCTGCCGCCCACGATGCCAAGCACCATGCCCTCGGCATCCGCGAGACTTTCCAGCTCCGGCGGTGTCTCGCCCAGCGGCACCTTCAAGGCGCGGCTGGCCTTGTCCTCGGTCACCAGCCCGCGGATCGTGGCGCGGCGGTTGATCGTGTTGACGGTCGAGAGGTTATAAGCGCCCTGATCTGCGAACTCGCTGGTTTGGCGGTAATCCGGCCTGGAGACGAGCAGGATCTGGGTGCCCGCCGCCGGAGCATCGTTAAAGGTCACCGTGCCCGAGATATCGCCAAAGGCCACGCTGTAATCGGCGGGATACTCCTTCTCGACTCCATCGACATAGACGCCGATATCGCCCGGGGCGACGATCGAGAAATCGAAGGCGAACGCCTTGTTCGTGCCATCGCCATTCTGGGGCGGGGTTGAAACTTTGTCGCTGATTGCAGCCACGCGGCACCTCCTGTGATGGAGGTGGATTAGGCGGTGGCGGAAAAGGTTTGAATCGATCGGCGGGTCCACCGCCTTAGCCGGTTCTGGAGTCAGCCTCCGATATGTCTGGCCGGCAGTTTTCGGTCTGAACCTTTGCTCCATGCTCGGAAAGGAATCGTGCGATAGCCTGCTGCGCACCTGATCCCAGGTCGTCGTTCATGGCTTTCATGATCTTCCTGTCGCGCGGCGCGGTCAGTCTCGAATTGTCGAACACGCAGGTAAATCGGCGTACCGATTCATCCCTCACCAGCACCAGCCAATAGGAAAAATCATACGAGTCGTTCGGATAGAGTTTATACGGATCCTGCCCGATCTCTTTCCCATCGCGCAGCATGTCGATGTCCATTATATAATAGCGATCTTCGGTTGCGGTGCTCCGTGTCGACCACGCAGAGCTTTGCTCCTCGAACAGGATTTTACCCTTTTGTGTCCTGATCTGAACGTATGTGGCATCGTCAGGTCGCACTTCGGTAACGTAATTTCGACTGCCTGCGACAGAAGACGGCTTGCGGAATTCGAAGATCGTATTGTGCTCTTCATCCTGGTACGTCCGGAAGATCGCCGACGCCTTCATGGTCCACGGGTCGTCTGGTGAAACGAAGCGATACACGATTGGATCGCGCGCCTGGGCGGCTGCCGGTGAACTGGCGAAGCCGAGCGCCAAGGGTATGCCGCCCGCGCCGATACCCAGAATGGTAAGCAAGCCAGGCTGCATGGCAAGGTCGCGCCGCGCGAACATTTGGAACAGGCTCGCTGCCACGGCACCCACTTTATCGACAAGCGACGGCATCTAACCCCGATTGCTCCGTCATCTGGGCGATTCCATCACGACGGCATACTGTGATCCCTTTTTGTTCCGGGCGAGTCAATCCGTCTGTGCGGTGGCCATTACCTGTTCGATCCCATCTCCTGTCCGCCCAGCGATATGATAGGGCGCGCCTGACCCGCCAGGACAAGAATGGAGTTTCGGTGAGGCATCGGTAAAGGGCGCATCCGCCCCCCGTCAGCATTTTACGGAATCTCGGCGACAGTTGGGAATTGTTGCACCTCACGCCGGAACCGAGATAGCGCCGCGACGCAGCATCGACCCATGCTCTCGTCAATGTGAGGCTTTCTCGGGCTCCTTGCTCTCGTCGAGATAATTAAAGTCAGGATTGTCGTCGTCTCGCTTGTATCTCCCTGTATTATAGTTGCATTCGTCTGCGTAGCTGAGTGGAACGGTCCCATTGCGGATATTCTGCGTCCGGGTCATGGTGAAATCCTCAAAATCTTCGACCAAAGTCTGGGGTGTGAGCCTTTCGATGATGATGGATAGTCCTCCCGCCTCCGTCATGATCGGGCAGTCGCTTAAACGGGAATGGTCTATAGCTTTAAAAATCCATTCTTTATTATCAATGGAGCGGTGGCCAAAATATCTGGCGATTCTGGCGACATTTTCTTTTGAGTCTCTAATATATTGCAAGCTTCTATCATAGCCAAGATTAATAAGAACGTTGACGGTTTCTATGCGATCATTTTTAGTAATAAGGGTAATTGTGTCAATTCCCGCGGCGTGTGACGCGCACTGAATGGGCGCGTCTTTTATAGAACAGAAGCCCATCTTGGTCAGGTCCTCGAAAACAAGGTGGGCGGGTTTTTCCATGCCGATTAGGGAAATCTCCTCCGCATGTCGTTCATTTCTGCCGCACGCTGCAAGCATCATGCCGCAAGACAGCAAAACAAGGCCTGCCAAAGTGCGTGATCGTATCATCGTCTTCGAAGCCCATAGGAAGGGTTTCGGCGGTGGGCATGTCCCGCGAACCGCCGGTATAGCAGCATAGTGTTCGCCGTTCGTTCCGTTTGTCAAGGTGGCGCATCATCCGCTTGAGGACCGCCGACCGCCATTGGCCGGAGCAAGCTTCTTTTCCCAGAAGGCCTTGAGGCGCTCGTACAACTCCATAGCCTTGGTGGGGTCAATGGAGGGGGTGTCCCACTTTTGCGATAGCGACTCTTATTGGAGCCCTGTTTAGGTGTTTATTTTCGAATGTGGCGTGCCGAAGGGCATTGGAAATATGAGTTTGGGAAGATATTGAGTTGGCTTCCGGAGGTGCGCAATAGCGTCGCATGGGTTCGGAAGCCCGGAGCCTTTTGAGGTTGTGTTGATCGACAGGTCAAGAACGCGCTGTCGCGGTCCCGCCAGCTCCGCCAAATCTTATTGCGAGCAGCGATCTGCCCGGACCTCCTCCCACTCGGCTTTAGTAAATTTTTGGGCCGGCGTCTCGTCCTCCATTGAGGCTATGATGGCCGACAAGTCATTGCAGTGAGGTTCTGGGGAATTTGCAAATAAGAACAGGAAATCCTTTTCTGATCCCCTGTCGCCGGCCTTCATTGCCTTGAGGTAGAAATACTTAGCTTTTTCGAAATCACCCATCGCGTGGTCGCTATAGAGGCCGCCTAATGCCATCAAGCGCGTATCATTTTTTGCTGCGCCCTCTTCTGCGATACGGATACAACCTGAAGCTATATCGGAAACTTTCTTTGGGTGGCTAAGCGTCGCGAAACAATCCTCTGCCGTGAGGGGGGGCGTATCGCGCTTCATGAACAAAAACATCACTGTCATCATGACGAGCGCTGCTATCAAAACGGAGACGATTCTATACACAGTTATCTTCCTTGGTCAGAATTTATTATCTTTCGGCGGGGGGCAATCTTTTTCCCAGGAGGATACGGTATTTTCGAATCTACTCGAAACCACCTTTTCGTTTTAGGATCAAAGTAAACGTTCATCAAAGTGGATGGCACTTCTACGCCATTAACGTATTTAGCATACCCGACTACGTCGCCGCCGCCATATTTTTCTGTATTTACCGACAGATCGTACCGCTCGTTCGATGATGAAGGGGCGCTGACAAATGCCTTTGCCGCATAGACTACGCCACCAGTCATTTTGGAAAGCTCTCGAGGTTGGGGCCCATTTGCCGCAAAGCAACTGGTGATGATAATGGGGCCACCTCGTACATACTTTGCCCCGATGAGCTGTCTATATATGGTTTTTGTGCTTACGCTTTGCGGATCGGCGCCGCGGGATGTGTCCGAGATCGCCCCCGTTTCGGGATATCCGTGGGAATAGATAATGCTCCATCCTTCCGGACTCCCCATTGCGTTGATAGCTTCGATATTGTCGGCATCTATCGACTCGTTGAGGTAAATGACGGTCCGTTCTGGTTTCTTGCGCCGTTTCAAACCGCGACCAGTACTGCGCTCTGCCCCCATGAGCGTGGCGCTCGCATTGATTAATCTGGGTATGTTCTGTTCATCAGCTGCGATTTCTTTCATCGGAAACGAGCTTTGCCCAAGTTTGCCGAACACTCGGTGCAGCGTGGCGTTATCGTTAACTGCGCCGGATTCGCGGATGCTCCGTTGCAACCGCACGAACGTCTCATATTCCTCCGGCGTCACCTTGCCCCGCACCAGGCGCAGATCCTCCTTCGCGAATGCCGCCGGGTTCTGCGACGCGATGAGGTTCATCATCAGCGAGGTCACGCCGTTCGGGGCGACCGGCCTGCCGTCGAGATTGCCCTGCGCTATCACGCCCAGCGTCTGCGCCGTATCGTCGTCGAGGTCGCGGCGGACCTGGGGCGGAAGCTGCGCGATCGAGGTGAAGTCCGGACCGAGGCGTTCGATGATCGCGAGGCCCTCGTCCCTCGCATCGTCGGCGGCACGCTGGCGCTGACGATCCGCCAGCCCGCCCCGTGTCGCCAGATCCTCCCGTGCATAGCGTTTGCGCACTTCGGTCCAGGGCTGCGTCTCGATCGCCTCGGCGAGCGAGGCGCGCTGTTCGGGGGAGAGCGGGACGGGGCCTTCCGTCTCCGGCGAGGGAAGCAATGCGTCCACGTCCCGAACTCCCAGCGCGCGGGCCAGGGGTTCGAGCAGCTCCCGCTCTGCCGTCTGCCGGTCGGCCGGGGTCATCCCGTCGCGCATCGCGCGATAGCGGTTGGCCGCCGCAACCGGATCGGCCCCGATCATGTCCTGCAGCACGCGGCGCTGGATGCCGGAGCGATAGGCCGTGACGCCTTGCTCGATCGTGGCGGGATCGTCGCCGCGCGCGGACGCCCGGCGTGCGATGGATTCTGCGCCGGTGTGGAGATATTTGTCGAACAGCGCCGGATCGCCCGCATTGCCGACGGCGTCGTCGGCCGCATTCTGTTCCAGCAACAGGCCCTGCGCGTCCTCGCCCCGGCGAAGCGCCTTCTCGCTTTCGGTCAGCGCGCCGGACAGGTCGTAATCGAACCGTTCGGCGATCACCCGGTCGAACAGGTCGCGCTGGCGATCATTCTTCAGCCCGCTGCGGATCCAGTCGCGCAGGCCGCCATAATCCTGCGTCACCTGTGCCAGCGCGCCCTTCGGATCGGCGTCGAACTTGCCCATCGCATCGGCGCGGATGCTGCGTGCGCCCTCGGCATAGGCGTTCCACGCCTTCTTGATCTCGAAATCATCGTCGCTGTCCTGCCGCTGCTGCAGGACGGGCGCGATCTTCTGTCCGGTCTCGGCAAGCTGCTGCATGCCCGCGCCAAGCGCCTGAAGGCCAGTGTTCGAATAGTCGCCCGGCTGGAGCTTCGCATCGGTGACGCCGGCGATGCCGACGCGGTTCTGTTCCGTTGGGACCGTCGGCATCTCAGGCCTCCGATCGCGTGCTGGGGAAAATGGCGGCCATGGGCACCTCCTTGGTTTGAGGAGGGGCTTAGGGCCGCTGTCGGCTATCTTGAATCGAACGCCCGGGCGCCGGATCCGGAGGAGATGTCGCCGGAACCCGACCTATCATCTTGTTTGCCTGTGCGACGCGGAAAGCTGTGACATAGTAAGGCAGGCGAATCGGGGGCGTAACGTCCGGGGAGGCGCGTGCCCGCTGCCCGTTTCGCTGGAACAGGGCGCGGAAGACTCCGCGAACGGGGGAGCGGCCGGATGCGACAAACGACTTTGTCCGTGGCGCTGGAGGTGAAGCCGGAGAGCCATGACAAGCTCTCCGCGCTGATCGACCGGCTGCACGACAATGGCTCCGCGGCGAGCGCGGGCGGGCCGGGCGACTATGCGTGGTTCATGGCCGGCGTGCCCTCGGTGCATTTCCTGTCGATGAGCGTGTTTCCCGGCGAGGATTATGATCCGCTGTTCGTGCTGGAGGCCAATTTCGATGGGCTGCCCAGTGTGTTCTGGGGCCAGCTCGAGGCGGCGATCGGGGTCGATCTGCGTGCCATGCTCCGCTGCTGCAAACGCCCGCTCGATCCGACCGGGCCGCTGTTCGACGCGGTGACCGCGCCGGATTCCCGCGCGCCGATCGCCCCCTATATGGAACGGCGATCGCTTCGGCCGAGCGTCTATCATCACGGCAATCGCGGCATGACGCGCGACCGCATCCTGGCCGAAGGCGAGCTGTTCCGCGCGACCCGGACCGAAATCGCCACCGCCAATGGCGCGGGGCCGAGCCCCTATCGCGGCAAGGTCACCCCGGTCGAGATCCACCGGCACATGCGGGCCGCGCTGCTGCCGGCCTTTCCCTGGCTGGCCGAAAAGGCGCCGGCACGCGTGCCCTTCCTCACCCGGTGCGCCGATTATCTGAAGGTCGCGATCTTTGCCCTTGTGGTCGTTCTCGCGCTCGCGCTGCCGGGATTGATCCTGGCGCCGATGATGACCGACGCCCGCTTCTTCCTGCTGCTCGGCTTCGGCATCCTCTATTGCGGTATCCGCCTCTACATGATCCGGGAGCCGCTGCCTGGCACCGACACGGCCGGCAAGTTCAACCTGATCTCGGCGCTGTTCAAGCCGCAGACGCTGGTGCTTATCCTGGTCGGCGGGATTCTTTACGCCGTGCTCGCGCCGCTCATCACCATCGCCATCTCGATCATGACCGGCCTGCCGCTCGATCTGGCCAAGGAACATGCGCCGCGCATCACCCTGTTCGGCGTGCTGAGCATCCCCTTTTCGGTGCTGCTGATCCTGTGCTGGCTGCGCTGGCTCGAACGGCGCGATTCCTCGCAGGACGCGCCGCCGATCGACGAGGAGATGGTGCGCCAGATGGCGCAGCGCGAGGACTGGATCCCGCAGAACCATATGGGCTCGGTCGTGCTGATCAAGCCGGGCGTGCTGCGCACCATCATCGTCCATGCCGGGCATCTCGGCCTCGGGCTCATCCTTCGCGCGCTGCCGAACAGCGGGGTGCGCGGCTATCTCGGCAGCATGCGCACGGTGCATTTCGCGCACTGGGCGTTCGTCAACAACAGCAGCCGGCTGATGTTCTTCAGCAATTTCGACCAGAGCTGGGAAAGCTATCTCGATGATTTCATCGAGAAGGCACATGTCGGCCTCACCCTGGCATGGGGCTGCGGCGTCGGCTTTCCGCCGACCCGTTTCCTCATCCAGGACGGCGCCAGCCATGGCCGCAAGTTCAAGGCCTGGGCGCGCCACTCCATGACGGTCAGCCGCTTCTGGTACAGCGCCTATAGCGACCTGACCGTCGACCAGGTCGAACGCAACAACCGCATCGCCAACGGCCTGCGCAAGCCGTCGCTCACCAACAAGGAGGCGTCCGCGTGGATCAACGACCTGTGAGCGAGACGCCGCGCAAGAAGCCGCCGAGCTGGCAGCTCAAGGCACCGCATTGCACCCAGACCCAGGGGCTGGTGGTCAGCGGCTTCGCCTCGCTGCCCACCGGGCGCGCGCTGTTCCTCGAATTCACCTGGAAGGGGAAGGGCGGCGGCGCCTGGCTGAAAGTCGTTGACCAGCTTGCGCCCGTCACTGACGCAGACGGGCGCGACGAGCGGGCGACCGCCATCGCCTTCGCCTATGCCGGCCTCGAAAAGATGAACCTGCCGAAATCGGCGCTGGAATCCTTTGCCGCCCCTTTCCGCGAGGGCATGTTCCAGGAGGACCGGCTGCGTCGCCTCGGCGACCGGCGCAAGGGGGAATGGCTCGGCACCGTCGTCGAGGGCGGGCCGAAATGGAGCTCCAACGCGCGGCAGCGTGGTGCGATGACCAGCGTCGAGGAAGGCCAGTCGCGGGCGGTTACGTCGACCGGCCATCGTGAGGAGCAGATCGTCACGCCGATCACGGTGCATGCCCTGTTGCTGCTCTACGACAAGGACGAGGAGAGCGCCGAGGCCTGGGCCGAGCAGGTCGAGGCGGCGCTGAAGCCGCATGACGTGCAGGTCGTCCACCGCCTGCCGCTGGATCTCCGCCCTGACGACAAGGGCGTGGCACGCGAACATTTCGGTTTCGCTGACGGCATCTCGCAACCGGTCCCGTTCGACGACGATGCCGTTGTGCTCAGCACCGGAGCGCCGGCGACGCGCGATTATTGGAACGGCGTGCCGCTGGGGGAGATCCTGTTCGGCCACACCAATGGCCATCATGAAAAGGCGCCAGGTCCCATCGTGCCCGACGATGCCAACGGCCAGGCGGCTGGCCTGCCGGCGCATCCCTTGGCCGAGGGTTTTCTCGATTTCGGTCTCGACGGCAGCTATATGGTCGTGCGCGAGCTGAAGCAGGACGTCGTCGCCTTCTGGCAGTCGATGCGCGACAATGCCGCCCATATCCGCGCGCGCGATCCCGAAGGATCGGCACATGTCACCACCACCTGGCTCGCCGAGCGCGTGGTGGGGCGCAACACCAAGGGCGATCTGCTTTGCCCCGCCGGCTATCTGCCGCCCGATCGCTATGACATGCCGGAGAATGATTTCGGCTTCTATGACCGCGACCTGCACGGCGTCGGCTGCCCCGCGGGCTCGCATGTCCGCCGCTCCAATCCGCGCGACGGCTTGGCGCCGACGCCGGCCGACAAGCAGACCCTGCTCGATGCCGCAAACAACCACCGCATCCTGCGCCGCGGCCGCAAATATGGCGCGACGATCAGCGTGCCGCCCAAGGAGGACGGCGTCGACCGCGGGCTGTTGTTCATCTGCCTCAACACCGACATCGCGCGCCAGTTCGAGTTCGTGCAGCAGACCTGGCTGCTCAACCCGAATTTCGCGACCCTGTATGACGAGACCGATCCGCTGATCGGGCCCAAGGGCAGGATGACGATCCGCGAGCAGCCGCTGCGCCGGATCGTCGATGTCGAGACTTTCGTTCGTATGGCGGGTGGCGACTATTTCTTCCTGCCGAGCATACCGGCGCTGAAATATCTGGAGCTGCTATGAACAGCGTGCTCTCCTCGACCGAAGTGCTGCGGCCCGGGCCCAAAGGGTTCAAGCGCTGGCTGACGACGCGGATCATGGCGTCGCTGCCGTTCCTGTTCCGGTTGCTGCGCTGGCTGAAGCCCATCCCGCATTTCGGCAAGACCTATGTCGCGACGCGTTATGACGATGTGCGGGAAGTTTTCGCCACCGACCCTGCGTTCGGGGTGATCTACAAGGACAAGCTCGACGTCATTATGGGGGGCGAACCCTTCTTCCTCGGCATGGGCGACACCCCGCAATATCAGGCCGATACCGCCGCGATGTGCAAGGTGGTGAAGCGGGAGGACCTGCCCCGGCTCGCCGCCGACGTGGAGGCGCGGGCCGAGGCGATCGTCGCCGGCGCCGGCGGCAGGGTTGAGGTGGTCGATACGCTGGTGCGGCGCGTGACCTTCGATTTCCTTGCCGAGTATCTCGGCGTGCCGGAACCGCCGGGGGGCGATCTGCGTGTGTGGGGCACGCGCCTGTTCGAATATCAGTTCGTGGCCAGCGACGCGCCGCTGGTCGAAGAGGTGAAGATCATCGCGCCCGCGCTCCGCGACCATATCCAGAACCAGATCGAGCAGCGCCGCGCCAAGCCGGGCGACGACGACGTGCTCGGCCGCTGCCTGAAACTGCAAAAGGCGGGAGAGCCGGGCTTTAGCGACGCGCAGATCCGCACCGCGCTGATGGGATTCATCGTCGGCGGGCCGCCCCAGCCGCCGATGGTCGTGCCGCAGGCGATGGAGCAGTTGCTGCGCCGGCCCGATGCCCTGCGGGGAGCCCAGGCCGCGGCACTTGCGGGCGACGATACGTTGCTGGCCGGCTATGTGCGCGAAGCGATGCGTTTCGACCCGCTCGCGCCGGGCCTGCCGCGTGTCGCGCTGCAGGACTGGACCATCGCGAAAGGCACGAAGCACCAGAAGCTGGTTCCCGCCGGCTCGACGGTGCTCGCAGCCTTTGCCTCCGCGATGCGCGACGGGCGCCGCGTGCCCGATCCGGAGACGTTCAATCCGCGCCGCCTCCCGCACGAATATATCCATTTCGGCTATGGGCTGCATCAGTGCTTCGGCATGCACATCAACAACGCCACGCTGCATCTGATGCTGAAGCCTTTGCTGAAGCGTCCCAATCTGCGCCGCGCGCCCGGTGCCGCGGGCAAACTGAGCAAGAACGGGGCATTCGCCGAATCGCTGACGGTCGAGTTCGACTGAAGCCGCGTGATTCCGCGGAGCCGGCCCGCTAACAGCGCTTATGGCTTCCCTCGAAACGATCGTCGCCGATATCGCCGCCGAGATGGCGGATGCACCGGACCGCGGCACCGTCGCCGATTATATCCCGGGCCTTGCCGAAGTCGGCACCGACAAGTTCGGTATCGCGGTGATCGAAGCCGACGGCACCTGCCACAAGGCCGGCGACGCGGACGAGCCTTTCTCGATCCAGAGCATATCCAAGGTGTTCAGCCTCACGCTCGCGCTCGGCGCGGTCGGTGATCGGCTGTGGGACCGGGTCGGGCGCGAGCCTTCGGGCAGCGCGTTCAACTCGATCGTCCAGCTCGAAACCGAAGCCGGCATCCCGCGCAATCCGTTCATCAATGCCGGGGCGATCGTCGTCGCCGACATGATCCTCGGCGCCCATGAACCGATCGAGGCGATCGGCGAGATCCTGCGCTTCGTCAGGTCACTGGCCGGCGACGACAGCATCTTCATCGACGAACGCATCGCCCGGGCCGAACAGGACACCGGCTTCCGCAACTTCGCGCTCGCCAACTATATGCGCGCGTTCGGCAATGTCCGGAACCCGGTCGAACGCACGCTCGGCGTCTATTTCCACCAATGCGCCCTGGCGATGAGCTGCCTCCAGCTCGCCGGCGCCGGCGGTTATCTGATGGCCGGCGGCATCAATCCGGCGACCGGCCATTCGATCGTCTCGGCCCAGCGGGCCCGGCGTATCAACGCGCTCATGATGACCTGCGGCCATTATGACGGATCGGGCGAGTTCGCTTTCCGTGTCGGCCTGCCCGGCAAGTCGGGCGTGGGTGGGGGCATCCTGGCGATCGCGCCGGGCAAGGCATCGATCGCCGTATGGTCGCCGGGGCTCAATACGCGCGGCACATCACAACTGGGCGCTCTGGCGCTTGAGCGGCTGGTGCAGCGGACGGGGTGGTCGGTGTTCGAGGCACTCCCGGGGCAGGAGCGAGTGGTCTGAAGATGTCCGTCCCGTCTCCCGGACTCCTCACGTCCAGGTTATCTCGGGCCATGGCTCGGGCGCCTTCTTCATTCCCGCGACCTGAGAAGCTCCACCCAGCGCGGTCGACAGGCCGCCGAAAATGCCCTTCATCAGCGCACCGCTGGCTTGCGCACGGTTCGCCGCTGCCTGGGACTTGTAGTTGAAGGCGTTGATGTCGAATCCGCGGGTGCGCTCGTTCCCGCCCTTGTAGATCTGCGCGATGTCCTCCGCCCCGATCATCGCGGTGTCTTTCTGGATGTCGACGGGCGATCCGAAATTGAGGTCGACGCCGTTCGCCGCCATCGCGGCGGTCTGCGCGCCCTTCATCTGGGCGAGGGCCCGATAGCGGCGCTGGGCCTCCAAATTAGTGGTCTCGATCGAATCGCGCGCCTGCTCTTGGCGAGGCGCGCATTCTGATCCGCGATCTGTGCCTGATAGCGGTATTGCTGGGCCTGACCGATGCCCGACGTGACGGCGCCGGCGGTGGCGACGACGGTCGATGCGATGCCCAGTGCGATGGGATTGCACATCAGCGGCGCTCCCCGGAGAAAAGGACGAAGCGGGTTCCGGCGATCATGGTCACCTCCTTTCCGATGGTGAAGCCGATCCGCCTGAGGAAGCGGACGGCGCGGTGGTTGTCCTCGGCCACTAGATTGCCGAGCGTCGGGGTTGAATCGAACATCGCCGACAGGATTCCCGGCGCCCGGCGCAGCATCACGCGCGGATGGCGGTAGATCGCATCGCTGCCGAGCATCCAGGGCGATCCCTCGCCGCACAGCGCGTTGGTCACCACCAGTCCGAACATCGCCTCGGGCCGCCCGTCGACCATGGCGGTCAGGCACATCGAGGAGGCGAGCAGCCCGGATCGCAGCGCCTGGCGTGGGCCGTGGCCCATCGCCGCGCATTCCGCCATATCGGCCGCGCGCATGCGCGACGCAATCGGCCCGACATGGATCGGCGAGGCCGGAACGAGCGCGACGCGGCTATTCGGAGACGGACGGGTCGAGATAGATCGCGCTCACGGTCATCGGTAGCGGATCGTCGGATCGCACCACCATGCGCGCGCCGCCGTTGATCTCGGCGCGCAGATAGGTTTCGAACAGCCCGGTCATCAACGCTGCGGGCTGGCCCGGGAGCTCCCTCGTCCGGGATCGCAGCGGCTCGATGGTGGCATCGGTCGGGCCGGCCTTCACCCCGCGGCTGTCGATCAGCCTCACCACCGCCCTGGCCTGGGTCTGCGGCTTGGCCACCGTCCAGCCGGCCTGCCCCTGATAGGCCAGCGGCAGCGTCTCGACCGTCGCGCTATAGGGCAGGCCGATGGTCACCTTGGCGGCCGGTTCGGGCAGCGTGACGCGTCCATTGGCGACGACCAGCCCCGTCACCACGCCGCCATCGGCCAGTGCCGAGACGGTCCGCCCTTCCAGATGCTGCAGGTTGGTCAGCAGGGTCTGGGGCGTATCGAAATGATAGCTGACGGCGCTGTCCAGGAAACAGCAATCCTCCACCGCGTCCCACCGCGCCGTCGCCATCCGCTCGATCAGCAGTTTTCCGTTCCGCCGTACCGTCATGTACAGCCGGTCCTCGCCCCCTTCCGAAATGACGCAGACGCTTTCGACCAGGCCGTCGGTCTCGCACACCGTCCAGCCCCAGACCTGCTGCTCCTGCTCCCAGGTGAAGCACAGCAGCTTGCCGTCGTTGCGCACCGCCCAGATCAGCGATCGCGGCTCCTGCGCATAGGCCCAGGAGGTGATGGTGAAGCCCCGGAAGAGATGGGGGGAGAAGATCGTGACGTCGTTGGAATTGATGCTGTCCGACGAGAATTCATAACCCAGCGTGCGCACGCCGTTGCCGACGCTGGTCTGGTAGAAGACCACGCTGTCGATGACGAGCGGCGACAGGCGGGACGATCCGCGCCCGTTCTGGCGCCGGCTGACGAAATCGGTGGCGGTCAGATAGCCATTCTGTCCGCCTTCGATCTTGAAGATCGAATCCGATGTCAGGGCGAGCAGGCTGGTGGTGGAGACGAGCTGGTTCACCGCGTTCACCCGCCCCGATATCAGCGCGAAGCTGAGGCTGTCGGATGCCTTGAGCGGGCGCGATATGTCCATGTTCTCGAAGCTGCCGGATCGCGAGCCCCAGATGGCGTTGGGGTGATTGTTCGTCCTGCCCCAGAGCAGCCTTTGTTCGAAAAAGGTCACGGTCGAGGGCCAGTCCCCCGCAGCTGCGAAGGGGTTGGACAGGACGGGCGGTCCGTCCGAATAATCCGGCCCGATATTGTCGTCGACAAAGCTCAGGCTGGTCGTCGTCCCGATATAGCCGAATTCCTGCGTATTGTCGGCCTTGTACACCCGGTATCGGGTCGCGCCGGGCGCTGCCGTCCATCCAAGCGTGTTGCAGTTGCGCTTCAGCGTCAGGTCGTTGCTCGCCCAGGCCGCGTAGGATGCGCGGCTCTCATTGCCGCTGACATCGTCGATCGCGGTCACGACATAATGGGCCGGCTGGTAGAATATCTCGGTCGTGTTCGGGGTCGATGCGGTCACGCTCAGGCTCGCCGGCGGCGCCAGCGCCGGCGTGAAGTCGATCGAAGAGAAGGTCCAGTCGGTATGACCGGCGCGCACCAGCTTGGTCGGCGCATGGTTGAGATGCGCCAGGTACATGGTGTCGGCCGACTGTTCGAAATCGACTTCGGACAGTTCCCCGCCGTTGAATGGCGATCCGACGCGATAAATGCGGGCGACGCTCATGCTTCTCGCTCAGTCATAGATCGGCTCCGCGATCTTGTTGTGGGACAGGATTCCGGCCGAGACATAGCTGTGCGCCTCGGCCACGGTGATGCGCATCACCCACGCCAATCCGTCCGGGGCGCCGATGCTGTCGGCCCGCACCCAGGCGTCATCGATCCGGAAACGATGCTCGGCGGTTGCGCGGATCGTCACGCCGGCGATGGTACAGGCGAACACCGGCTGCCATGCGGTGCTCACCGCCTCGACCGGATAGTCGCCCCATTCCATCGTCAGAGCATGCCGCGTCCTCACATGCATGCCGGTCCGGAGCAGGCGGGCCTCGATCTCTCTGCCCCCGGCGAGCAGGATCGGCGTGTCGTCGGCGACGCAATAGCCACCACCGCCGCCGCCACCGCCCACGACGGGCGGTGGTGGCGGCGGGGCCGTCGGTGGGACAGGCGGCGGCGGGGGTGGGGGAGGGGGCGTACCGGGCCTTGTGGTTCCGCCGCTGTCCGCGACGAACGGCGTGAAGCCGGTCGAATCGACGTCGATGGTGAAGCTCCCGCCCGCGCTGTCACCGCCGGAGATGCTGAGAACACGCGCCACCCGGCCGTTCAGCTCGGTCGTTCCCTCGATGCCCGACAGATAGACCTGATCGTCCACCGCATAGTCGTGATAGGCGGCGTGGATGGTGGTGACGGCGCCGAGCGTGATGCCCGTGATCGTCAGCTTGTCCTCGAGCAGCAGGCCGCCAAGAGCGGCGGGCCGCATATAGCCCTGGCCCATTTCCAGCGCATAGCTATGGTCGATCGAGAACTGGAAGGGCATCAGCCGCACGCCCTGATCGGCATAGACCTCCGCGACCAGGCGGGTGCCGGGGCGCTTGGTCACGCCGCCATATTTCAGGATCACGACATTGCGCGCGCGTTTCAGGCCGGTCGCATAGGCGGCGACGTCGACCCGCGCGATCAGCTCCTCGGCCAGTTCGCCCTTCGAGAAATTGGGCTGTCCGGTGCGTAGCGGCATCAAGCTTCTCCGGCCGCGCGGCGCGCTGCGGCTACTTCGTCCACAGTGCGTATGTCGCGATTGGGCTGGCGGTTGATGTCGTCGGCGATTGCGCGCTGCGCCGCGACCTCGGCCTGCTGGAGCAGCTGTCCCTTGGTTTCGCGGCTGTCGCGCAGAGGCACCGCCAGCCTGGCCGCGAGCGCATAGGCAAGGGCGTCGCCGAACAGGGCCGGCATGTCGGCTTCGCCGATCTCGCGCGTGGTATATTCCAGGATCGCGCCGGGCACCTGGCTGAACAGCACGCCGTCCTCGATGATGAAGGCGCGGCCCAGGATCGGGGCGACCGGCACGTCCCCCGCCGCGACCGGCCAGCCCGTTGCGGGTGGCACGAGCCGCTGGGCCGTCGCCAGCGTGGCCGGCACCATATAGGCATGGGCCCATTCGCTGGGTCTTGGATTGACCGCCAGTTCGGCGAGTGTGGCGATGCGGGTCGCGAAGCTCCAGTCGAAGCGTTCGAGCAACAGACGGAGGCAATGCGCATAATAGCGCCTGCACTCGGCCGCCTCGGTGGTCGCTTCGTCGATGTCGACGATGGCGGGTGCGCGCAGCTCGCCGAGGGCGAGATTGCAGATCGTGATGCTGATGGCCAT